GTGAATGTCCTTTGGTTGTAGTCGCCAGCCCGGCGACACACTACATGGGTATTGTCGCCGGAGCGGTGACGCAACCCCGTAGGAGTAGAAAACATGGGAACCCCTTTCAATGAGTGGCTGCAGAGCAGCATCAGAGCGCGAGGCCTGTCAGGGCCATCGGGTCTGGCGACTGTCATGCAGGAGGCTGGTCAGCCCGTCGACCGTCGCAGCTGCTGGCGCTGGGTGACTGGCAAGCGCACCCCTGAGCGTCAGTACTGGCCTGCGCTGGCTGAGGCGCTGCAGGTGCCGCTCGAGCACCTGGCGCTGCGAGTGGTGGGCGTGACTCCCCTGCAGCCTCTGGCAGGTGAGGAATGAGCGCCAGCATCATCGGGCGTCGCGTCTACTCGCCGTCAGAGGATTGGGGTGGCGTGGTTCGAGCCTGCGAGCTGTATGAGGGCACCTTCTACCTGCTGGTCGAGTTCAGCAGTGGCCAGCTCTTGAGCATCAATATTGACTACGTTCGGGTCAGGCCTGAGGTGAGGAAGTGACCCGCGCGCCACTGCGCCTGGTGATCCTTCCTCAGTCATCTCGCGTGCTTGACTCTGGCAGCTTGACGCACCTGGGTACTATCCAAATACCTACGCGACGCCGGCACCGAGGACACCACTCGAGCACAGCGCTGCCGCTCTCCAACCTCGAAGGGTTGGCGGGGCAGCGAATGGCGCCCATCACTGAGGTGCACTGTGGCTGACCTGACACGCATGCTGGCACGACTGTCAGCCCTGCCAGGACCTGGCAGCCCCCGAGAGTATCGCGAGCTCCTCGGGCCTACGATCCGCGCGCAGCTCGAGCAGGCTGAGGGTCGAGCAGCTGAGCTGGTTGAGCGCCAGCTTGCCAGCTCGACCTACCGACCCACCCCTGCTGAGTTTCGCAGGACCTGGCTTGAGATGGTGCGCGAGGCTGGTCAGGAGCGGGACGCGCGGATCCGCACTGCCTCAGAGGCCTGCAGGTACTGCGAGGGTACCGGTGAGCTGCGTGCCTATGTGGCCAGCAGGAGAAAAGGGAGGGAGACAGTGCGCACCTACGCTGTGACCTGTGGCTGTCCGAGAGGACAGCGCCTCCACGGTGCGCAGCTGCGATATCAGCAGCGGCTGACCCGTGGCGAGGTCGAGGCCATCGCGACGCGACAGCAGGCCAAAAGCGAGTGGCACGATGGCGTGCTTGCGCTGTGGATTGATGACGCCACCAAGGGCGCCAGGCCCGAGTGGGCTCGGTGGGCGCCTGCGATGGAGCCACCCACCACCAGAGGCAACATTGGCAAGCCTCGGTTCAGCGCCCCATCGTGATAGGCTGGCGCGGGTATCGTGTGTCCAGATGGGGCGCTCTCTCCGGGTACTCAGGCCTTGCCTAGCTCTGCTGGGTGAGGCCTTCGCCGTGCTACGCTGATGGTCCCTGCACCCTGGACACCTCAGGACAGGGAAGGACATCGCAGCATGCCACTGACCTTGGTGCAGGCAAGAGTGATGGCAGCGCTCGAAGAGGGTGCCACCCTTGATGAGTGCGTTGAGCGTGGCCTGTGTTCGCGCAAGAGCCTCAGCCGGTGGAACATCAGCGAGCTGCGCGGTGAGTACCGCGCCACCATCGCCCCACCACCACCACCAGCCCCCCCCGTATCTGCTCAGCTGGCTCGCCTGCAGCCTCAGGCGCTCGCAGCCCTGGCGCAGTGCATCACAGGCAGTGGCAAGCAAACGCAGTTCATCGCTGCTCGGTTCGTGCTCGACCATGGGCTGCAGGTCGAGGCAGGCGCAGGCGCTGATGCTGGCGATGAGCAGAGCAGCGCAGAGCTCGAGGAGCTTGAGCGCGTGCTGAGGCTGGTGACTTGAGCGCATTTGTGCCTGCTGCAGTGCCTGAGCAGCATCGTGCAAAGGTCGGCCGCCTGGTGGGTGACCTCGACCTGTTTGCGCGCATGCACAAGGTGCAGGACAAAGACAGCAAGAGGCTCATACCGCTCGAGCCACTGCCCATGCAGCGCAAAATCTTCGAGGCTGTCGAGGCAGGGCACAAGCGCATTGTCATCATCAAGGCGCGGCAGACAGCAGCGACAACAGGCGCGAAGATGGTGCTGCATCATCTGGCCTACAGCACGCCACACGCTGCCATGCACGCGATCATCAGCATGCGAGACGACAGCGCCACAGCCCTACTCGATGACGCGAGACGCTGGCTGACACACCCACCAGCCATGCTGCAGCGCCCCATCAAGGCCCAGGCGCGCAGTCGCATCGTGTATGAGGACACAGGGGCGTCCCTGCAGGCCTTCACGTCGAGGTCGCAGACAGGCCTGCGCTCATTTACACCTGCAGCAGCTGTGGTGAGTGAAGCAGCATTCGCGCCTGACCTCGAGGAAGTGATCGCGCAGGCTGATGCAGCTGTTGGTGAGGGTCTGCTGATTCTCGAGAGCACAGCCAATGCCCCTGGCGACTGGTTCAGCCGCCTGGTGCTTGAGGCTGCTGGCAGTGGCTCCTCGGGTGAATGGGCGCTCATCACCATGTGGTGGTGGGAGCACCCTGCGTACACCGATGCGCCTGAGATGGTGCCTGCTGACTTCGCGAGCTCGCTGACCGAGGAAGAGCAGACGCTGCAGGTCGCGTACAGCCTGACCATTGAGCAGCTGCACTGGCGCAGGCGCAAGATCGAAGCGCTCAACAGCAAGCACAAGTTTCAGCGCGAGTACCCTGCCTGCCTTGATGACTGCTTCCTCGACCGAGAGGGTGGGTACTACGATGATGAAGTGATGCAGGGCATCACAGTGCTCGACCATCATGCGATCGGTCAGCACGCAGGTCGAGAGCTCGAATCACCGCACATCGGTGACCGCTACGTCATGGGCGTCGACATCGGTGGTGGCGTCGGTGGTGATTACAGCGCGCTCGCTGTGGTGTCTGTGGCCACCATGCAGCCGGTCTATGTAGAGCGCTCGAATCGAGTCACCCCTGCTGAGTGGGCGCACAGGGCAGTGCAGGTGGCCAGCCGCTACAACCAGGCGCTGATGCTGTATGAGAGCAACAACCATGGGCACGCATTCGGGTTGGAGCTCGGGTACACCCGGTACCACCAGCAGTGGAGGAACCCACAGGGCAAGGCTTGGGTGACCACCCTGCAGAGCAAGCTCGATGCCTTCGACACTTTGCGCGAGGCGCTGCGAGCCATTCAGATGCTCGACCGGGTGACATGGCTCGAGCTGCGCAGCCTCACCATCCCTGCTGGCAAGGTCGCGCCCGAAGGGCCGCAGGGTGGCCACGATGATGCAGCAGTTGCTCTGGCGCTGGCTTATCGGTGCCTGCGCGATGTCCCGAGCGCCTGGCGCACGGCAGCAGTCGCGACGAAAGGGCTCAGGGTTGATACTCTGCTGACGAAGGCGAGAGCGCGCAGGATCCGCGCGTCAAGCCTGCCCTTCTGACGGAGTGCCTGATGCTGACCCCTCGCGAGGTGCAGGAAATCCTCGAGGCGCACGATACCTATTGGGATGGTGCGCGCCCGAGGATGCGCGAGCTGCGCGCGCTGTACATGACGGACTTTTGGCGCGACCGTCAGAAGGTGCATGACATCGTGCTGCGCACCGAGGTGCCGAAGGCATACGCAGTGGTTGAGAGCTACCTTGGCAGCCTCTTCGCGAAGAATCCTGCAGTGCTGGTGCAGGATGACCTGCGCAAGCGAGGCAACCCCGAGGTCGCTGAGGCGACAGCCAATCAGTACCTGCTGACCGTGCGCGAGCAGCTCGAGGACGCGACGCGCCTCAGCCTCATCTACCCCTGCAGCTTCCTCAAGCTCGCACCGGTCGAGAATACTGACCCACTCAAGCGCGTGGCCTGCACAGCGCTGGCGCCATGGGAAGTGGTGGTAGACGCGACTGCAGGCAGCTGGGAGCAGCAGCGGTACGTGGGGCATGCCTACCTGGTGCCAGTCACCGAGGCTGCTGAGCGCTATGGCGTGCGAGAGGATGAACTGCGAGGGCGCCCGTACACCAAGTGGATCGACCGAGCTGATGTCAGTGGGCAGTCAGCCATCGTGCGTGACACTGGCGTCGACACTACTGACCAGTGGTGCAGGGTGGTCGAAATGTATGACCTGCGCGCTGATGAGCTGCTTGTCTGGTCGCCTGACTATGAGCAGGGGCAGAGCTACCTCTTTGAGGGTGTGCAGGTGCAGGTCGGTGCCCTGGATGAGGAAGCTGACGCAGACGCTGAGGCACCTGAGGCTGAGCTTGTGCATGAGACCTCAGGGATCCCGTACAAGACGGCATCGGGCCGGCCTGTGGTGCCCATCGTGCCTGTCTACCTGTCACGCGACCCTGACACGCCGCTGCGAGGGTACAGCCTGCTTGATCGGAGCTATGACCAATTCCGCGAATTGAACGTGCTGCGCACCTATCAGTCACAGGGTGTGCGTCGCATGGCTCGCCAGTGGATGATCCGCGCTGGCTTCCTTGATGACGTTGCCACCAGCAAAATTGGTCAGGGCCTGGATGGTGAGTTCATCGAGGTCGACCTGCCACCTGGCACACCGCTCGAGGGCAACATCATCCCTGTGCCCAACAGCCCGATCCCTGCAGATATCAGCATTTATGCGCAGACGGTCACCGCTGACATCAATGATGCAGGCCTGATGGCTCCGTTCACGAGAGGCGAGGTCACAGGGACCACAGCCACTGAGCAGCGCCTGCTGGCTGACTACACCTCGAGCGAAGTGGGGCGCATGGCTCGCACGCGCGATGATGTCATCAGCGAGCTCGCGAGGGTTTACAACATCATCCTCAGCGTGCTGCTCGGTGATGAGGCTGAGCCACTCGCGCTGCCCAACCCCGTTGGCCCCACCATGCTGTCCGCTGATGACCTGACAGGCGACTTCCAGTATTGGGCAGTCGATGCAGGCAGCACGCCGATGGGAGATGAGGCGAAGCGCAGCAGCCTCGAGCGCCTGGCGCCGACTCTGGTGCAGCTCGGTGCTGACCCGCAGAGCATTCTTGAGGAGCTGGTGCGTACCTACGATCTGCCACGCACGCTGGCAGACATCGAGGAGCCCCTGCCAATCGAGCCCACCACTGATGAGGCAGGCCTGCCGCCTGCGCTCCCGTTCCCCGGAGTCTGACATGCCCCTTGATACTGGCGCCTCGCGTCCCCTTCCTGATGACTTCGAGGAGCTCGCAGGGCAGGAGGATGAGATCATTGGCGAGACGCTGATGGTGGTCGTGCCGCCGCCTGACAAGCCGTACAACAAGAAAGTGATGACCGCACTCGCTGTGGCCATCGCTGAGGTCGCGGGCCTGATGGGGCTCGACCTGGGTGCTGGCGACTACGAGGGCCCAACCGATGTGATGGATCCCGAAATGATTCGCTTCCTGGCGATGATCGGCGCAGCGGCTGATGAGTATGGCAGCCCGCTGCCTGTGGCGCTCGAGGCCATTCGAGGTGACCGCGAGCTCACTGCCATCACCGCTGCGATCACCAAGCTGCTTGCTGACCCTGGCTTCGAGGCCTTCCTGAATGAAGAGGTGCCAGACGCTGAGCCAGGCACTGACCTGCCTGACCTGGGTGAGGACATCGAGGCTGATGAGGTCGCTGACTTCGACTTCGCTGCTCGGATGCGCTTGTAATGGCACGCACCCTGCGCGCAAAGCTGCTCGGGCTGTTTGGCATCGGGCGCAAGCCTCCTGCCAGCGTCATTCCGAAGGCAGGGCGCGGCGCAGGGGGGCAGCGCCTCGACTTCGACATTGGTGGTGGCGACACCACCAGCAACCTGCGCTACGCCATCGCGAACAGGCTGCCGGTCTCGTACTACTACGTTGACAAGTGGCAGGAGCCGACAACGCCAGGCGCCCGAGGTCAACGCGAAGGCAACCCACACGCGATGTGGACTGACAACAGGACAGGGCGCACCTATGTGCACCTGTACGTTGACCCTCGCAGTGCCAGCGCGACCGGTGGCCTGCCTGGGTGGCGCACGTTCCTGCTCAACCGCATACAAAATGCCAGCGTCATCACACTTGGCACCAGCTTTTTCGGCAAGCCGATCAGGTTCAAGATCGCGCCTGGCTACAACCCGCCATGGTATCGCACTGTCGGGAAACCGATTCAGCTGGCTGAGCGATAGACCACACCACACACACAGGGAGTCAGATGACCACCCCTCATCAGAGCACAGCAGAAGCAGTACTAGCAGCCACAGGCCCGCTCGGATTCGATCCGCCCGAGGACACTGAGGCAGCAGAGCCCGAGGCCATCGAGGCTGAGGCGCCCGAGGTCGAGGCGCCCGAGGATGCGACCGAGCAGCCTGAGGTCGAGGCTGATGGCAGGTTGAGCTGGCGCGACGCTCTGACGCGCATTGAGGCCATCGACCCGCGCGCTGCTGGCCTGATGAAGCAGATGCAGGGTGACTACACTCGCAAGACTCAGGAGGCAGCAGCCATGCGCAAAGAGGCGCAGGCTGAACGTGCTGCGCTGCTCAAGGGCAAGCGCGAGCTCGAGCAGCTGCGCACAGAGCTGCCCGAGTACGACCCGTGGAATGAGACCAGCATGAAGGCACGCATTGAGCATGAGGTGCAGGTGCGCCTCAATGCCCTGCTCGAGCCCATGCAGCAGGAGTACGAGGTGCAGCAGGCTGAGCAGTCGTACAACGCCTTCCTCAGCGAGCACCCTGACTTCGAGACTGACACAGGCCTGCGCACCGATGTGCAGCAGATGCTCGAGGCCAACACCAGCCTCGACCTCGAGACTGCGTATTGGGCTGTGATGGGCAGGCGCAAGCAGGCTGCAGCAGTCGAGGCGAGCGCAGTCAGCAAGGCTAAGCGCCAGGCGCGACAGAAGGCAGCGAAGGCCACTGGCATCGGGCGCAAAGGCCTGGCAGCTGCTCCGAAGCGTGGCGAGGTGCGGAAAATGAGTAATTCCGACCTGTTGGCACTCGCGAAGGCCATGCACAACAGGTAGACGCGAGGCCTGTGACGCGGTAGCATTCGCGCACAGCGCTCAGGCACGTCTACCCCTGCAAATGGGCGACCACTGGCGAGCAGCTACAGCACTCCCGATCGGGAGCACGCTTCATACCGTGCACTCATTTCATCGGAGGCCTTGCTATGGCTCCCCAGTCTGTCATTTCGACCACGCTGCAGCTGCTGCGTGACAAGCTCATCGACAACTCTTTTCTCGCTCACCCGCTGATCCGGGCCATCGAGGATCACGGCAACCTCATCAAGGTCAGTGGTGGCCTGCGAGTCGAGCAGCCCGTCATCTTCGGCGACCACTCGAGCATCACTCAGCTCTCGAACGGTTTCGAGCCGGTCAGCATGGCTGTCACCGACCCGTTCCAGAGCGCGAAGTTCGAGTACTCCAACTTCACTGCTCCGATCGTGCTCAGCGCTGTCGAGAAGGCTGCCAACAAGGGTGACCTCGCCGTTGTGAACATCCTCGAAAGCAAGATGAAGAACGTCATGCTGGCCCTCAAGAAAGAGGTCAGTAAGCAGGTCATCGCAGGCGACAGCTCGACCATCAGCACCCTGCAGACCCTGAACGGCAACGGCACTGCGCTGGTCGCCCCGAACGCGACTGGCTGGTTCGAGGGTGTGGCTGGCACTGCGCAGGTCAACGCTGTCGGAGGCCTGGCAAAGACGACGTACCGCGCGCAGAACTGGTTCAACCAGTTCGTCAACGGTACTGGCGCTCTCGCGCTCTCGCACCTTGATGAGCTCTTCATCCAGACGCAGATCTACAACCCGTCTGGCACGACCCCTGACATCATGCTGATGAGCCCGAGCTGCTACGCTGCGTTCCTGTCGCTGATGGACAGCCGCATCCAGTACATCAACGTCAGCGACCGCGATGGCCTCAACGGCCAGATGGTGGCGACCTACCGGGGCGCGCGCATCTACGTCGACCCGAACCTTGGGTTCACTGCCTCTGGTGCCTCGGGCATGGGCGCGCTGCCTGTCAGCGCCTACCTGCTGAGCTCGGATCAGTTCCAGATGTACGTCGACACTGACGGATTCTTCAACGTCGGCGACATGATGCCCGTGCCTGGCACGGCCACCGAGGCTGCCATGGTGTTCTGCCGTATGCAGCTTGTGACGGGCCATCTCGCCAGTCACGCCATCCTCATCAACGCAGAGGCCTGATCATGGCTACCTCCACTTTGATTCAGTTCCTCGCCCCCGGTGAGGCCTCCGACACCTCGCACCGTCGCCAGGTCGAGACCTTCATCGCCAACGGCACGATCGCTGCCCTGGATGTGGTGGGCTCGGACATCACCAAGACTGGTGCTGACAAGGCGCTGTTCGTCATCCAGGCTGCCAACGTCGCGACCGGCAACGGTCTGGCGGTTGGTGTGGCGCTGAACGCTGCGACCGCTGGTCAGCCCGTGCGTGTGGTGGTGTCTGGCTACGTCGCTGACGTGAACTGCGCTGGTGGCACCATCGCTGCTGGCGCCGCTCTGTCTGCTGGCAAGACTGCTGCAGGTCAGGTCGACACTGCTGCAGCTGGCGACTTGGCTGGCTGCTTCGGTGTCGCGCTCGAGGCGAAGAGCGCAACCACTGCCAACCGCGTGGCCATCATGGTGAAGAAGCAGTTCTGAACGGTTCGTAGCGTCCGCGCTACACTGGCCCCGTCGCTTTTTCTGTGGGCGGCGGGGCCTTTCCTGCAACGTAGGGGTCGAGCATGAATCTGGCAGATCTCAGAGCATTCGTTGGCAATCTGCTCGACTACGACCCAACCAATGAGACATACGCGACGCAGCTCGACAGCCTGCTGAATGATGCGCAGGCGCGACTGCTGACAGATCGGGCATGGGACTTCTGCCAGGTCGAGCGCACTGTCACCATTCCCACTGATGATGTCAGCAGCTTTGCTGTCGTCAATGGCTCGAGCACAGTGGCTGGCGCTGGGTTCCCGTACAGCGCTGACGCTGTGGTGCCTGGCTCGCAGTGGGAAGGTGCCAGCGTCATCATCACCGACAGTGCTGGCCTGCGTGGCAGGTATGAGATCCGGTACGTCAGCAGCGTCAACCAGCTGTTCATCGATCGCGACTTTGAGGGTGCGACTGGCACATACACAGTGACCGTGCGCATGCGCGAGGTTTATCTGCCGTCCGATACCGCGACGGTGATGATGATCAATGACCTCGAGACAGGCCTGCCCACTCCGCAGTTTCACCTCAGCAAGTTTGACCGAGATGAGGCGCGACTTGACCGCAGCCTGCTCGGTCGACCAGAGGCCTACATACCGAGCGAGGGTGTGCGAATCGCAGCGCCTCGCAAGCCGACAGGGGTGGCAGTCATCGCGCCTGGCGCAGGTCGAGGCGCTCGCACTGTGACCGTCTATATGGTCAACGTGTTCGGGCCTGACCCTGACACTCCTGTCGAGTACCGGCCTGGTGTGTCTGGTGGTCGCGAGTCTGCCCTGAGTCGAGGTGTGTCATACACTTTGACTGATACGCAGGAGCTCGCATTCACACCTGAGACGCTCGCGAGCAGCTCAGGCCTGTACCGTCGCTACTACTTCACCTGCCCTGACCTCGGCATCAATGCGCCTGTCAGGGTGCGCCACTCAGTAAACTCTGCGCCAGGACTGAACGTCGACACCATCAGCCCTGCTGGTGGTGTGACCATCCAGGCTGACACCAGGGTCACTAACCTCGAGTCGCAGGCCTTTCAGGCTGTGTCAGTGCGTCATGCTGGCAGCACTGGCGTCTATCAGTCGTTCCGCCTGTACCCGCATCCGAGCACTGACACGCGCTTCAGTGTGCGGCGCCTGGTGACACCCAGCCCGATGCTCGAGGATCAGGACGTGCCTCTTGTGCCTCAGGCATACGCTCAGGCCATCGCGTATGCGGCGCTCGAGCAGATCAGCCTCAAGCATGACAACGCGACGCTCAGCGCTGTCTATGAGCGCAAGCGCCTCAAGCTGCAGCAGGAGCTCGAGGCGCGCTTCCTCGGACGCCCACCGAAGCGCATTCGCAGGGGTGGCGGTCTGCCTGTGGCGTACCCGAATCCGTTCGGGCCTTTGGTCTTCACACCGTAGGGAGCAGCATGCAGGGCATCACCGAGCAGGCGCCTGAGCTGGGTGCGATCGTCGAGTTCCTGCCACAGCCTCGCGATGCGATGTCTGTGCTTGAGAATGTGACTGTCGACCCGAGCAC